CCTGCATGAAACCGTTGGCGCCGTACCCGCTCATGTCACGCTCCCGGCCGATGGTGCTTGGCGATCAGTTTGTCGAAGAACTCTTGGCCCTTGATCCGAGCCACGTCGGCCGGGATCACAACCTCGCCCGGCGCCAGCATGGTGTGGATCATGTCGCGCGACTGCACGTTGGGCATCACCTGATAGCGCGAGCCCATGGCCGACTGCGGCTGCGGTTGCTCCGGCGCGGGCATGCCGCCCTCGGCGAACATGGCCGGATGGCCGAACCCGCCGCCCATGCCGCCCATGCCACCGTTGTTCCCCATGTAGCCGCCGAGGCGCATCATGCCGCCGCCGAAGTGCTGCTCGGGGATGATCTGTGCCGGGTGCGGCATGTAGGGCTGTGGCGTGGGCGCGTTGCCGTTGCCGACCGAGTACGCCGGCGGTGCCGGGTTGTACGGGCGCGGCGCCGGCGCGTTGCCATTGCCGACCGCGTAGACCGGCGCGGGGGCATACACGCGCGGCGACGGCGCGTAGGTCTGCGGCGGTGGGGCGTTGCCGGGACCTGCAGAGAAACCACCGCCGGTAGGCATATGGAACCCACCACTGCCATAGGGGTCGAATGCGCCTGCCGGCGGTGGAGGACCGTTGCCCATCGCGCCACCCTCGGCGCGGTGCACGGGCGGCAGCCAGTTGCGGCCGAGGTTCGGGTCGTTGCCCGACGTGTCGCCGGCGTTCGCACCCAGAATCCCCGCCGCGGCGCTGACGCCCAGCAGGCCGGCTTGGATTTTGCCGTCGCGGGTCATGCCCTGCGGAGCCTTGACGACAGACACCGAGTTCGGGCGCAGGTCTTGGATCGACGGGGTCATGTCGAACGACGGCGTGCCGACGCTGAGCGGGTCGTTGTTGATGTCCGGGATGGTGCCGCCCTCGGCCATGAACATGGCGGCCATGCCGGCAGCCGAACCGATCGCGCTCATGGTGGCCTGCGACTGCTGGTTCTTCATGTTCTGCACGGACATGTTGTTCTGGAACATCTGGTTCTGGATGCTCGACGCGTTCATGATCCCGTTGCTGGCACCGCCGTACGACTGGTTGCCGAGGTTCGCCCACGACATCGGCGAGCCGGTGATCGAGCTGGCCGTGTTGATCGAGTTCTGGCGGATGCCCGAGGCCACGTTGCCGATCGACGACGCCGTGCTGTAGCCGCTGGTCGCGTTGTTGGTCGCGTTCGATGCCACGTTGCCGGCGTTGGCCGCCGTGCCGAAACCAGCCTGCGACTGCGCCGGCAGACCGTTGCCCATGTCGATCGCGCCGGCCATCATCTGGCGCCCGGTGGCCTGCGTGTTGAGCCGGGCTTGGTTCGCGTTCATGGCGCCGGTCGCAGCACCTGCGACGCCCAGCTGGTTCACCAGCGAGGTGGACATCACCTGCGAGGGATCGACGCCCATCGAGGCGAGCTGCGCGGCAGTGTTGGCCTTCTGCGCTTCGATCTGGGTCTGGTTGTCGGCCAGTGCCTGCGAGGCCGCCTGATTCTCGCGCTCGGGCGTGTCGTACGCCTTCGCCTGCGCGATCAGCTGGTCCTGCATCGGGATGAACGTGTTTTGGTAGCGCGCGCGATCCTGCGCGGCGTAGCCCATGCTCTGGTCCATCGCCGAAATCTGGGTATCGGCAACGGACTTGGAGACCGCGGCGGCCTTGTCCGCTTGGTCGAGCGCACGGCTCTGCAGTCCCATCTGCGTGTCGTACTGCTGCTGGGACTGCTTCATCTCGTCGTTGGTGATACCGACGAACTTGTCGAACTGCGCCTGCGACATGTTCATCTGCTCGCGCGCTTGCGCCAGCTGATCCTTGGAAATCTGCAGCTGCGCGTCACTCATTGGGGTGAGGTCGGGCGGCGTCGGCGTGCTCTTGGAGCCCATGGTGTTTACCCCCTCAGTGCGCGTTCCAGACCCTGCGCCGTGTACTTGAAATGAAGGAACCCTTCGTCGTCGTGCCCGAGGAGTTCCCCGCCCATGCGGTGGTTGATATGCAGCGCAACGTAGTGGCTTTTCCACGCCGTGGTGTAGAGCAGCCGCCCGGTAGCGAGATGCGCGCGCATCAGGGCGATGACTCGTAGCTTAGCAGCGTGTGAAGGACGCGTGGGGAGCGCTACCACCAGCGTATCCCCGTCCCGCAGGGGTGTTTTCATGATCCCCAGCACCCCGTTGTACCCGAGGGGGTGGAACGTCCACCCGGTCAGAGGCTGGGCGAACGACTCGTACGGCACGGTGGGGGCGCCGCAAGCCTCGTGTGCTGCCGTGACGCGCTCCCACAACAAGCGCCCGAGGCTCATGTCAGAACCCGGCGGCTTTCAGCCGGGCTTCGAGCGCGGACACCCGCGCCTCGAACTCGTACATACGCACCGCGCGCTGGTCCGGGTCGGTGGCGCCTTGCAGCAGGTTCACCGCCTCGACCAGCCGTTCGATCGACGGCTTGCTCGCGCCGATCATGGGCGCGATACCGAATTGAATGGGGGTATCTGTGATCATGGGACGCTATCCAGTTCGGAAACCGCACCCGCCAAGACCACCGAGAACACCGAGATGTTTCCGGACAGCTCGATTTCCCACTGCGTGGCCTTGTACCCACTGGGCAATTTGATCGGTGCTTCGGAGCGCACCGCGCCGGCCCAGCGCAATTTCTGGTCGCCGTAGATTTTCACGCTGACCGCGTCGGACGACAACGAGCTGTCCTGCCCGCCGGCACCGTTGATGGCGATCGAGTCGACCGCGTCCTCGTTCACACCGAAGCCGGTGTCGACGATGGGCGGCGGCGTTGTAACCGACGTCGGCGCGCTGGTCAGGAAATCGGCGCGCACCTGCAGCACGCCCATGTTGCACGGCTTGGGCACCACGAACGGCTTGGTCCGCCACGTGTACAGCAGCGGGTTGAGTTGCTGCGCGTCCCACTGGTACAGCTTGTTCCCGATCAGCAGGTGCGCAGAGTTGTCGACCGCGCTGTTCTTGATGATCGTGACGCCGTTGTACTGCAGGTCGGTGAGGCCAGTGGTGGCGTCGTCGAAGCCGAGCGAGAACCCCAGCTGCGAGGAGTAGAACCCGAAGTAACGGTTCTGGTACACCGCGCCGCTGATCGACGAGGGCGAGAACAGAGATAGCCAGTCGTTGCGCGCTGCGAACGCCTGCGTGGTGTTGCTCACGCCGTCGGCGCTGATGGTGATCAGGCCGTCGAGCGAGGCATAGAGCACGGCCATTGAGGTGACCACGAAGCTGCGCGCCGAGAGCACGGGGAGCACTTCGCTGAACTGCTGCAGGCTCAGCGACGTCGGACCGGTGCCCTGCACCACCGCCGGGCGGCCCGTGGTGCCGATGACCAACATCGAGCCGACCCAGCCGATCGCCACGATGTCGTCGACGACGGCCAGCTGGTAGGCGTCTGGCCATGCGTGCGGGTAGTACGGCACCGAGAAGCGCACGGTGCGACCGCTGAACGCGGCGAGCATGCCGCCGGGGCCAGCGCACAGACCCGACAGGCCAGTCGGCGGCATCGCCCAGTCGATCGACTGCATGGCATGGTTGGTGGCGAGTGTCGTTGCCGGCACGTTGTCGACGTAGCTCGACGGCACGCTGCCGATCGGCCAGTCGATCACCTGCCGGTAGGCCACGCCCGTGTTGTTCGAGGTGATCGTGCGGAACAGGCGCAGCGTGGTGATGTTGCCACCCGGCGCCACGATCGTATTGAGGTGCGCGATCGTCCACGTGCCGTCGCTGTTGCCGCTGGCGGTGATCGTCGAGGCGACCCCGGGCATGCCCTCCTCGCCGTACTTGGAGACGAGGATCGCCGTGTACACGCGGGTCTCGGCGAGCGCCGGCGTGCCACCGGCGGCCACCACCGTGGGGACCGTGCCGAACGTCGGAATCGGCACGCCGGTCTGCACCGGGGCGATGGCAGCCTCGATGTCGCTGCGCGTTGTGGTGTACATCGCCGTGCCGTTGGTCCAGTACAGGCGACCGTAGGCGTCGTTGATGATCGGGGCCTTGACCACGTCGGTCTTGACCGCGAACGGCACGTAGTGATCCACGCCGTTGGTGCGGTAGTGGTAGACGTCCTGCGGGCTGGGCATCGTGAACGACGTCAGCAGCAGGGGCTTCTGCCACGCGCGCAGCTCACCGGAGAACAGCTGCGCATTGAGCGCGTACTGCGCGTTGTTGTCGGGCAGCAGTCGCTTCCCGAGTCGCGGGATGATGCCGCCAAACCCGCTGACGCGCAGGACGGTCACGCGGTCGGCTTCTCGTCGCGCAGCAGCGCCTGCAGCTTGTGCTGGCACTGGATGAAGGCCATGGCCTCACTTCCCTGCAGCGTGGCGCGCGACATGAACTGGATGATCGCCTCCAGCTCGTTGGCCTGCAGGCGACGGTCCCACTGCGCCTTGTCGATGGTGACAGTGAGGGTTGGGGTTGGGGTTGGGTTTTCGGTTGGCTCGCTCATAGGGTTCCAATGGTTTCAAACTCGACGGTCAGGTTGAACGTGTAGGTCTGGCCAGCATCGGTTGCGGTCAGGCGCCACACGGCTTGCCGGTCAAAGCCGGCTTTGCTGGTGGTTGCCTGCGATCGGAAATAGCCGAGGATCGAGTTCGGCTGGTCGCAGTAGATCAGGGTGCTGCCGGACAGCTGCACCCACTGGAACGACGGGGAGCCATCGCCACCGGAGTAGGTGAACCCCGAGCCCAGATACATCATGGAGCCGTTCGGCGGCGAACTCTGGTAGACCGACGACGGACCGCTGACGACGAACGGCGGCTGCTTCGTCGCCCCGCACAGCTGCGCGAGACGGATCGGCGGCGCGGTCGGCACGTTGTTGTTCGCAGCCACGTTGGGCACCCATGCGCCGCCGCGGACGAACGCGTGCAGCGGGGTGCCAGCGGGCGCGCCGAACTCCGCGCGGACCTGCGCCAGCGACAGCGGCGGGCTAGACGGTAGCGTCACGGGCCTGCTCCAGTGCGGCGACCCGGTCGAGCAGGTCGGTGACCACGCAGGCGATCGGCGCGGTGAGGCGCTGGTACGCGACCGAGCGCAGGCCGCCGGCGCCGAAGTGGATCAGCTCGGGCGAGGTAACTTCCTGCAGATCGGCGACCACGCCGAAGTCGTCGCGCATGGTGGCGGTGTTGAAGAACCGCTGGGCGACCGTGCCGCGAACGATGGCGGTGGCATCCTCGACCGTCATCGGCTTGATGCTCTCCTTGATCCGCGCGTCGGACAGGTCGGTGACCGAGCCGCCGGTGATCGCGCCAGTGGTGTAGAACTGGTGGCCGCCGCTGCTGACGAGATCGCCGTACAGGTAGCCACCGTAGATGCTGAAACAGCCGTTCAGCGCGTTCTGCAGGTTGGCAACGTCGGAGATGTTGTGCGCGTGGCCGGTCAGCGACACACCGATGCCGTTCGAGCGGATCGGACCGTTGACATTGAACGAGCGGTCCGAGTCGACGAACGACCAGCCCGCGCCCTTGGTCGGGTGGTAGAGCCCGACGCCCCACGTCGTATTGCCCACCAGAAACCAGCCGAGCGGACCCATGTAAAGGTCGTCCTCGTTGGCGCTAGACGCAGCCTTGTAACGCGCGTTGGTGAGCTGCATGGCCGTGCCACCGCCGGTGCGCAGCACGACCTGAAACGGCGTGGTGTCCACCTGCACGAGCACGTTGGAGCCGTCCCAACCGATGTAGATTTTGTTGGTGCCTTGGCCCGTGCCGCCGCCCTGCTGCACCGGGGTCCAGCCGAGCTTGGCGTTCCAGCGGTTGTCGCCGTAGACCTGCAGCGGCGTGTCGAACGTGGCGATCGGTGCCTTGCCCGTTGCATCGAGCACCAGCGGCCCATTGGCCGTGTTCTTGGCCGTCTGCCAGTCGAGGTAGGCCAGCATGCCGGCGGTCACGCGGGCCTCGGCCACGCTGCCCGCGGTGAACGACTTGGCCGCCGTGCCTTCGCGGCCACGGACAACGGTGAGCACGTCGTTGGTGCGCCCGGTGCACTCGACGACCTCGATGTTGCCCGACGTGTCGGCCAGCGTGAGCATGAACGAGTAGCCCGCGGTCGGGCTCGGGAACAACGCACCTTGGCTGTTGGGCAGCGTCAGGGTGACATCGGTCGGCCCAACGGCACCCAGCAGGGTCGTGGACGCGTTGTTGGCGAACAGGAGTAGGTTGGCCATGATCAACGTCCTGCGAAGCGGAAGGTGAGGACCGTCGTGTGCCCGTTGGCACCACCGTCACGGAGCTGGGACCGCAAGGCGAACTTCGCCTTGTTGTAGAGCGCGTTGTTCACCTGCGCCATGGTGGTGTCGGTCCACGGCTTGGCGTTCATGGCCTGCAGCCGGGCCTTCACGCCGCAGGCGATCGCCTCGACGTGGGTGTCGAACGCCTCGTCCGGGATCAGGGTATCGGCTGGGTCGAGCGTGAGCTGTTTGAACACCTTGATCGGGATCGTGTAGTTCTGGTCAGGTGGGCGCCGGAAGTTGATCACCCCCGGGTACACCTGCCACCACCCGTCCGGGGCGCCCGGGTCGATTACCTGCCCGGGCTTGGGCTGGCTGCTCTCCTCGATGCTGGTCAGCAGGCGGCAGCCGTCGAACGTCGAAACACCCAGCACGCCGGCAACCTGCCCGCCCGTCTGGGGCTGCAGGCGGTAAGCCGTCAGGCCGGTCAGGACAGGCAGCATCAGCAGCTCGCGCCAGATCGTGGTCGTCTTGAGGAAGTCGCGCACGGTGGAGCGGATGTAGAAGTCGACCGTGGGGGTCTCGACCCCCCGGACTTCTGGCATCACGTAGTCGTACATGTCGACGAACGTAGCCATCAGGCACCCCCGGTCAGTTTCATGATCGACGAGTTCATGAAGGTCATGGCCCGGCCGTCGACGGCGTACTCGTCATCGCGGACTTCGGCGCGGCCGGCGACATAGTCGCACGCGGCGGTGAACATGCTCAGCGGCAGCGGGAACGCCACCGTCGAGTAATCCATGGGCACCACCGAGATGGGCTGCGGGTCGAGGGTGAACGTCCCGATGAAAACCTCGGGCCGGAAGCGCTTGGCTTCCAGCACGAAGTCGTTGAGGTAACCCACGAGGTCGCTGGTGGGGTAGCGGTAGCTGTCCTGATCCTCGTCCTGCAGTACGGCGCGGACCCGGATCAGCAGATCGGATACCCAGCGGACAGTCATGGGTCAGCCCTCGTTAGGACACCGGCGGCGGGGGCGGCGCGGGGAACGAGAACGGCACGCCCTCGACCGGCGGGAGCGGGGGAGACAGCACACCACCCATCTGGAACAGCACGGGCGCCGGTGGGGCCACGGGGGCCTGCGCCGGTGGGGCAGTGACCGGGCCGTCGACGACGGTCAGCTGCGGGGCCGGCGCAGGCGTAACGACAGCCGCGGGGGCGTTCGTCATCGGCCCGGTCTCGGGTGCCGGATCGGCGACTTGGAAGTTGGCCGAAAGGTGTGCGACGACTTCGTCCGCGGAAAGCGGCTCGTACACCTCGGGGTTGTTGGCTTCGTAGCCGGCCGGCGAGTTCAGGGCCTTGACGACGTCACCGGAGTGGCGCACGCGGAACCACTTGGCCGCGCGGAGCAAGGCGTGTTCGGTTGCAGAGACGATTGTCATGAGAGCGCTCCATGTAGAAAGGGCCACCCCGACACCCTGCCGGGATGGCCCTCGTACGTTACAACGAATCAACCCTTGACGCAGTACGCGGTGGCCAGCGCCTTCGGCTGCACCACACCACGGCCGTAGACCTGCAGGCCGCGCATGATGGTGCCGAACGTGTTTTCCGACCGGATGGTCTCGGTCTTGTTCAGCTGGCTGGCGAAGGTGATCGCCATCGGGTTCAGCGCGTAGCAGTAGGTGGCCGTGGTGGCACCCTCGACGGCGGTCGGCAGCAGGTTCGAGCTGTAAATCTCGAACCGGTCGATCTCGCCGAGGCGGCCGTTGCGGAACACCGACTGCGAATCACCGGTGATCGACGCGTTGCGCAGGTCGGATTTCTTGAGCAGGGCCGCCATCCACGTCGGGATGACGATCTTGCGCGAGGTTTCCGGGATGTTCTGCTCGTCGAGCACTTGGCCGAGGTCGATGATGTTGTTGATCACCGAGGCCGAGGTGACCACCAGCGGGGTGCCGGTGACGCCGAGGTTCACGTTCTGCGAGATACGGCCCGCAGCCGCGCCCTTGTTGGCCGCATCCGCACCAGTGCTCATGAACGCGAGCACCTCGGTGTCGACCGCGATCTTGAGCTTCTCGCTCGCGTTCTCGGCCCACGGCGCGGTCATGTTGAACATGCTCTGCGCATCCGCGACGTCGTCCAAGATGAACGACCAGTAGTTGCCGTGGTCGATGCGCAACTCGATGATCGTCTGGGTCGGGCGCTGGTTGGCCAGCGTGTCGCCCATCTTGTACGGCGTGATCGTGATGTCCGGAACTTGGTTGATCTCGATCTTGTCGCCCTGATTCTTGATCTCACCGAGGTAGTCGGTGGTCGAGATGGCCGGGATCACCGACGCGTCGTAGAAACGCTCCAGCAGCTTGCGCGACCAGATGGTCGGGATCAGATTGCCAGAGTAATCCGGGTGACCTGCGTTAATCGGATAAGTGGCCATGGCTCAATACCTCGGTGGTTACAGCGGTGGGGGACGGTCAGCTAGTTACGCGACCTTCAACGGTCGCCCGCTCGATGTCCGCCGTGAGCCGCTTGTACTCCGCCATTTTCGCCTCGCCCTTGTACTTGCCCTTGGTGAAATCCGAGTAGACCTTCTCGATCTCGGAGAGCGTCCACTTCTTTGCAGCCCCGCGTTGTGACGTGGGACTTGCGGGTGCTACAGGGGAGGGTGAAACGAGGGATGCGGCCGGATCGGGCATCGCTGCGTTTGCTGGTGCGGGGGCTGGCCCGTTGGCCAATCCCTTCTCAGCTTTGTACGCATTGAAAATCGCGGCACACTTCTTGGCGTCTTTCCGTTGGTAGGCACGCTGCAGTACCTCGATGCGAGGTACGTCACTATCGTTACCCATTTGATTCACCCAGTCAAGGAATGAACCGGGGCTCGTATCCGTACTCAGGTTGAGAGCTTCCCAGTCGGGGTTGCCAGCGCTGTCGACCACCATCGAGTTGAGCGCATTGACGAACTTCGCCTCGGCGTCCTCGTGCACCACCGAGGAGGTGCTCTGCAGGGTGTTGCTCATGCCGATCACGCGGGTGTTCAGGCGCTGCAGCTCGCTGAGGATCGACTCGATCTTCGAGCCGTATTCCTCGCGGGCAACGCGGCGCACGACGTCGATCAGGTCGGCGCCGAACTCGGTCACCTCGTCGGGGGTAACCAGCGAGGTGGGGGTAGTGGGTGCGGGTGCGGGTGCCGGTGCAGCCGCCGTCGGCTCCGCGGCGCGCGCGGCGGCCTGCGCGGCCATCAGCCGCTCCAGCATCGCCAGCCGCTGCTCGGCCTCGGCCAGCTTGGCGCGGTCCTTGTTGCTCAGGCCTTGCAGGGTTTCGTGCTTCTGCAGCAGCTCGGCGTATTTGGCGCTGTCGATCGGCTCACCGCTGGACGGTGGCGGGGTCGACGGCACGGCATTGGGGTGCGGCGTGTCAGACGGCGCGAGGTTGTCGAGCGACGGCGCCGGCGGATCACCAGCGGGAGCCTCGGGCTCGATGGGCGCGGCGTTGGGACCGGCGACGGCCTTGTTCACCAACACGCGGAGCTGTTCGTCGGCGAGGCGGGCTTCTTCACGGATGCGGGCGGGTACGGGCATGACTATTTCCTATTCAGGAGTTCGATGACTTCAAGCAGCTGTTGGGCGCGACCTTGCAGGTTCGGCACTTGCGCTGTTTGGTTTAGGACCAGCTTGTCTTTCGTTTCGTCGAGCACGCGCTTGAGATGCTTCTCGAACAACGCGAACCCGGCAGCGCACCGAAGCGACACAGCCGCCTCGGTGAGCTTCTTTTCCTCGTCCGGCGTGAGCTTCACGACACGGTGACGGACGGGGCCTGCCGCTTATTGCCGTTCTTGGTGGAGGGGACCTTGGGGAACGGCTTGACGCCCTTGGTCTTGATGGACGGCTGGGCCGAGCCGGTCTTGATGACCTTCGACTTGCCGGTGCCGAGATTCGCTTTCTGTGCCATGGCTTTATACCTTCGGTGGTGCGGCGATCCCCGCCGTGGGGTTGGTTTCCTGCGGGACAGCAGGCGGTGGTGCGGATGGCGCGGGTCCGGACGGGGCACCCGCCATGGCACCGCCCGGTCCGTTCTGCGGAGCCTGCGGGCCGCCGGCGCCCGGCTGGCCGGGGGGTGGTGCCGGTGGCTGCTGAGCCCCCGTGACGATCTCGTCGATGGGCAGCTGCAGGTCGCGCGCAATCTCGGTGATGATCGCGGTGCGGCCCTTGACGCCGATGATCTGCTGGTCCATCGGGTTGCTGCCGGTGACCTGCAGGAAGTTCAGGCGGCGCATGCGCAGCTGCTCGCGCTGGACCAGCTCGGAAGCGCCCTTGGCCACGATGTTGATGTCGCCGTCGTTGACGATGTCCGGCCGCAGGATGGCGAGGTACACGTTGAGGTCGTTGATCACCGCCTCGATCACGTTCTTGTCGATCGAGGTCACCGACTGCTTCATGGTGCGGTTGGCCGCGTCCATGAGCATCGAGAGGCCCGAGCTGGTGCGACCGACCGTGGCCATGCCTTGCGCGTTGCCCTGCATGTACTGCGGCATCGAGGAGAAGGTGTCGGCCATCTCCATGAAGGACTTGAGCACAGTCAGCAGCTCGCCGGCGTTCGACGCCGGCTGGAAGAACTGGAACGGGACATCTTTGCCCGTACCGGTGGGGTCGTCGGAGAACCCCCATACCTTCCATGGCCACATCGAGATCGACGTATCCGAGCCGTTCAAGCGCGCTTCGTTCACGCCCACCTGCGGACCCGAGGCGATGGCCATGTTGTTCACCAGCGAACGCAGCGTCGCGTTGCCGGCGTCCTGAATATCCTCGATCATCTTCGGCACACCGAGGCCGTAGATCGAGCCGGGCACGCGCTCGAAGCTGTCGACGTAGAACGGCTTGTGGCCGAGCGGGTGCGGGTTGAGTCGCACGCCGATGACGGTCGTGTCGACCAGCCACGCGGTGATGTCCAAGTCCTTGCTGTCGTCGGGCACCTGCGACGCATCCATGCCCCACTCGATCAGCAGCTTGCCCGAGACCGGACCATGGAACTCCAGCATCGGGAACGGCTTGTCGACCGCGTTGCTCTGGACGATGTTGTTGGTATCAGACGCGCGCTGCTCCAGCTCGCTGCGCTCCTGCTCGATGTACGAGAACCAGTCTTTCAGCGACTCGGGCGTGCGGTCGAGCACCTCCATCAGCGCGTCCTTGTCGTAGGACGGCAGGCCGATCAGGGCTTGCAACGAGGCGCGGGTGGCGCGCTGCTTGTGCACGATGTAGCCGTCCTGCGCGCGCTGCGCCCACGGGGCGAAGTACACGTCGAAGGGCGAGCACCGCTCCCACGTCATGGTGGGCTCGGACTTCACCGCCGGCTTGCCGTTTTCCCAGTGCAACTGGTTCTTGTAGTAGACCACCGGCCCCTTGAGCACCGCGAAGGGGAACGTCGGGATGTCGAGCAGGAAGTCCCAGAGCGCCTGATAGAAACCACCCTTCTCCAGAATCCCGTCCATGGCATCCTCGCGCATGCGCAGCGCGGTACGGGTCTTTTCCATGGTGTGCTGGTAGAGCAGGTCGCGCAGGGCGCGCTGGCGATCGAACAGCAGCTGCGGCGTGATCGCGGAGCCGGCACCGCTCAGGGCGGCTTCCTTCACCTCGGCCTGCAGCACCTGCTGGATGGTGGCCTCGGTCTGCGCATCGAACGGGGTCTCGGGCTCGGACGTCGGCTCGATGCCCCACGGGCGATCGTTCGAGGCGTACACGTCGCGGAGCGCGGCGGCGACCGAGCGCACCTTGTTGGCGCTGATCCGCAGGAATACTTCGCTGCCCTGCATCTGCTTGATCGCGTTCAGCTTGGCCGGCGAGTATTCGCCGCGGACCGCACGCAGGGCCATCATCATCGACTCGTCGACGCCTGAGAGGTTGCGGTAGTTGCGCGCGGTCTCGTAGGCGTCGCGGATGTACTTGGCCAAGCCGGCGGCAAGCGAGGCATCGCTGCCCGGGGTGGGCGTTTCGCCTGCCGGGGTGTTAGGGTCAGCTTGATCTGGCGCAGGGTTGCCGAGCACCCCTCGAACCAATGCCATCGCCATGAGGTGTTCCTGCTAGGATTTACACGTAGCGTACACGAATCCCAAGGGCGCCACTATGGACATTGTCATCCCACCGCCGGCCCCGTTGGCACCCGTGGCGCCACCCGCCAGCCCCATCGCCGCAGGCATCAGCGACTCGTTCCTGCAGCGCGATGCCATCGAGCTGGCGCGGCGCATCGTCGCCGAACTGGACGACCCGCTACAGCTTGCCGTCGCCATGGGACTCAGCGAAGCGCAGTGGGCCGTCCTGCAACGCCATCCCCATTTCCTGCGCACACTGGATGCGGCACGCTCCGAGGCCAACTCGGCCGCCGGTCTGGCAGACCGCGTGCGGCTCAAGGCGCTGGTGATCATGGATCAGGGCGGCCTGCTCGACATGGCGCAGATCATGAATGACGGTATCTCGCCGGCGACCGCCCGGGTCGCGGCGTTCAATGCCGTGATGGACGCCGCCGGCATCGCCAAGCAGAAGGACAGCGGCGCGTCACAGATCGGTAGCGGCCCGCTGGTGACGATCATCATGCCCAACACCGCACCGGCCGGGCGCGTGATCAACCATGACTAAGACCTACGAAGCCAGCCCGACGGTCGCAACGCTGCTGCAGACCTACGACCAGTACAAGGTGTCGTGCCTGCTCGGCCCCATCGGTGGCGGCAAGTCGGTCGGCGTGATCATGACGCTGCTGTCGATCATGAATAACCAGCGTCCGGACCCGCGCGGTCGCCGGCGCACGCGCTTCGCCGTGGTGCGCAATACCCGCCAGCAGCTGCTCGACTCGGTACAGAAAACCATCTTCGACTGGTTCCCGCCGAACGGATCGAGCGTGGTCTGGAAGGTCGTCGACATGACGCTGGTGATCAACTACTCGCTCGACGACGGCACCACGGTCTACAGCGAGTGGGTGCTGCGTTCGCTGGACAACGAGGACGACAGCCGGAAGCTGTTGAGCACCGAGTTCACCGCCAGCTGGCTGTCCGAGTTCCGCGAGATTCCCTTCGAGCTGCTGACCGACTTGCGCTCGCGCATGGGGCGATTCCCCTCGATGGCGGACAACGGCCCGACGTGGAACGGCGTGATCGCCGAGTCGAACATGCCAGTCGAGGGTAGCGCGTGGCACCAGCTGATGGAGGTCGACCGTCCCAGCTGGCTGCAGGTCCTCAAGCAGCCGCCGGCGGCCATCCCCGACCCGGCCATACAGGACGGCTGGATGGTCAACCCGATGGCCGAGAACCTCAAGTGGCTGTCGAAGGACTACTACGCCGCCCTGCTCGAAGGCACCACGCTGTACTGGAAGCAGGCGATGCTGCTGTGCCAGTACCCGGCATCGCTGGACGGCCGTGCCGTGTTCGCGCAGACATTCAAGCGCGACCGCCACGTCTCCCCGATCGCGCTCAAGACATGGAACATGGGCGAGCTATCCCCCACGCTGCTGATCGGCGTGGATCAGGGGCGCAACCCGGCCGCGCTGATCTGCCAGTCGCAGCCGACCGGCGCGCTGTGGGTGTTCCGCGAGCTGATCGGCACCAACATGGGCATGGACCGGTTCGTCGACGAAGTGCTGCGGCCAGCGCTCGCGGGCAAGATGTTTGCCGGCATCCCGGCGCTGGTGGTGATCGACCCGGCAGGTCTGGCGAAGGCGCAGACCAGCGACATCTCGCCGGCCGACGTGCTCAAGCAAAAGGGCTTCAAGGTGATCCCCGCGCCGACCAACGATCCCACCCGGCGCATCGACGCGGTGGAACGCCTGCTGGGACGCAACGACGGCCTGCTGATCGACCCCGACTGCATCGAGCTGATCCGCGGGTTGTCGTCCGAGTACCGCTTCAAGAAGAAGAAAAACGGCGAACTCGAAGATCGCCCCGAGAAGAAGCACCCGGTCTCGGACCTGCAGGACAGCCTGCAGTACGCGGCGCTGATCGCCGGCGGCGTGAACTACGGTCGCCTGATGTCCCGCACCCAGACCTCGCGCACCAACAAGCCACCCCCGAAGGCCGCGTGGACTTGATTGCGCGGGGGGCTTAACCACCCCTATCATGCGGTAACCCCCACCGGAGTGCCGTCATGGCCCAGACCACAATCCTCCCGCTAGGTACGTCGGTCTTGCCATCGACCAACATCGTCGTTGCTCCCGGCGCCACCGCCACCGTCGGCCTGTTCGTCGCCGCAGGCGGCCTGATCCCGCGCAACTGCGACTTCAAGATTTATCAGGTCACCCCGGGTGCGCCGATCCTGCTGGCCGCGCTTCACCGCGACTACCCGCAGGTGATCTGCGGCCCGGGCACCTACTACGTGCAGCGCGACAACCCGGGTAACGCGACCGGCGTCGGCGGCACCCCCGTTGCGGTCGGCGTGTTCTTGGAGTCGTAATGGACAAGCTGCCGGATGCACTGCGCTCTGCCCTCGGCCCGGCGCTTCGTCCGGCGTTGCGTCCTGATCGCTTCGGCCCGGTGTATCCCTCGGCACCGCGCATCCTGACGACCCACGACTTCACCCAAGCCAGCGTACCGGCGGGCTACAACTTCACCAGCTCGGGCGGCAAGACCTACTTCAAGGCCGATGGCCTGATGTACACCTCGGCGGCGAACGAGTGGCCGCTGGAGTTCGACCCGGTCACGCACGCGGTGCTGGGGCGCTCGATCTGGGAAGCGCGCCAGAACGTCTGCAAATACTCCGCCGACCTGACCAACGCAGCGTGGGTCAAGACCAGCTGCACCGCCGCGCTGACGCAAACGAACCTGTTCGGCGTTGCCAATGCGGCCTCGACGCTGACCGCGACCGCTGCCAACGCGACCTGCAAGCAGACGATCACGCTGACCGCGACTGCCGTGCCGTCGATCTACCTCAAGCGGATCACTGGCACGGGCACCGTCAATATCAGCCGCGACGGTGGCACCACGCTGGTACCCGTGACCCTGACGAGCAACTGGCAGCGATTCTTCATCGCCTCGGCGTCGGTCACCAACCCGGTGTTCACGATCCAGATCGTCACCTCGGGCGACGCGATCGGCGTGTGCGGTGCGCAGATGGAGACCCTCGCGTTCTCGGGCGCCTGTGCCTACGCCGGCCCGCTGATCCCGACCACCTCGGCGTTTGTCACGCGGCAGGCCGAGACCTGCGTGTTCACCGGGCTGTCAACGCTCGCGTTCAACGCGTCGCAGGGCACGCTGGCACTGCACGGCATCGCGCCGGCCGCGCTCAACCTGACCAGCTTCGACCATATCGCGTCGCTGTCGGACGGCACCGGCAACAACACAATCCGCCTGTACCTTGCCGCCGCTGCCGCAGCGCACGTGATCTATGCCAGCGGAGGCGTGGTGCAATCGAACGTCGCCCCCGGCAGCGCGGCCTTCGGTGCCCCCGTCACGCTCGCCTGCAGCTGGAGCCCGAACAACGTGGCCAGCGCGCTCAACGGCGCAGCGGCCGTCACCGCGTCGGTGTTCACCGTGCCGCCCTTCACCCAGATCGAACTGGGCAACCAGACCGGCACCGCCGGCCGCGGCTGGAACGGCATCATCAGCAAGCTGGTCTACGGGTCCTATCAGGTCCCCAACGCGACGCTGCCTACTCTGTAG